TGCGTTTCAAAGTGCCGGACTGGTCGATCACGTCGTGGATCGACCGGCCAGCTATGATGGACGGCGGTGCGGCCGCTCCATCTGAACCCGCGCCGGCAGAGGTAGCTGCGGCAGCACCGCAACCTCCGGCGGCAGCGCCAGCAGGTGCCAACCTCTTCTAGCGCGGTAGCTCCCGGCGGTGTTTCTCCCTTCGCCGCCGGGAGCGTCTACCGAAGGGGGGAAAGGGAGACTTCAATGACACAGAACATCACGGCTCACGCGGAGAGGATTGCCCGGCACTACTGGGGTGAGCCGAACGCGAAGCTGTCAGTCAATGGTCGCACCTTGCGCTGGGGGACAAAAGGCAGCAAGGAACTCGACCTGATCAAGAAGACTTGGTACGACTTCGAGGCCGAGGAGGGCGGCGGCGTCATCGACCTCGTGAAACGCCACGGCAACCTCGGCATATCCGGCTCAGTCGCCGACGTGCTGGAGCGCGAGTTTGGCATACAGAAGCAGGCGCAGAAATCACTGGAGCCGAAGCAGTACATTCAGCGTGTGTACTCGTACTTCGACGCTGACGGCGCTGAGGCGTATCAGGTGTGCCGAATGTACCCGAAGTCATTCCGCCAGCGCAGGCCGGACGGACGCGGCGGGTACATATATAAAATGGATGGCGTCGAGCCGCTCCCGTACAACCTGCCGGCGATCATGCAGAACCCGGATCAGCCCGTGTTCGTTGTCGAGGGTGAGCAGTGCGCCGACGTACTCATCGAGGCCGGGCTGGTCGCCACGACGTCGCACGGCGGGGCCGGCAAGTGGCTGGACGCGCACGCGCAGCACTTGGCCGGCCGCAACGTGATCGTCATGCCCGACAATGATGAGGTGGGTCTGCGCCACGGCGACACGGTGATTGCGTCGCTGTGGGGTAAGGCGAACCAGATCAAGCGCGTGGACCTGCCGGGGCTGCCGGATAAGGGCGACGTCGTTGACTTCCTGCGCGAGCGCACGCTCGGCGAACTGGTCGAGATCGTGCAGAAGACGCCGGCGCTTGCCGAAGCGCCGCAAGTCAGTGATGACGCGGTGGCGGATGAGGATGGCAACGCGCTGGAGCCGTTCGAGACGCTCGATCAGGACGCGGTGTGGTCGATGCCGCCGGTCGAGTTTCTCGTCGATCAGCTACTGCCGGAGCGCGCGTTTACGATGATGTATGGCGCGCCCGGCAGCGGCAAGTCCTTCCTCGCCATTGATATGGCGCTGTCGGTCGCTCACGGCGTCTCGTGGCAGGGATACGAGACAAAGCAGGGTGCAGTGCTGTATATCGCGGGCGAGGGCGTCGGCGGCTTCGGTAAGCGCTGGAAGGCGTGGTCAAAGTACAAGGGTCTGACCGACGCGCCGGATATGTATGTGCTGCCGCTCGCGGTTAATTTTATGGACGAGGACGAGGTCACGCGGCTGCTCTATACCATCGACAGGCTCGAAAAAGACTTCGCGATGGTGGTGGTGGACACGGTACACCGCTCGATGCACGGCGCAGAAGAGAACAGCGCGTCGGAGATGGCGCGGTTTATTGATGCGTGCGACACGATCCAGCGGCACACGGGCGGGACGATGCTGGCGGTGCATCACTCAGGCAAGAACAGCGCGCAGGGCGCGCGTGGCTCAAATTCCTTGCTCGGGGCCGTGTCCACGTCGCTGATGGTCGGTAAGAGCGAGGACATCGTCACGCTGCGCGTNGAGAAGCAGAAGGACGCGGAGCCTATCGAGGGCGACCTGCGGTTCAATATGCTGGTCGTGCCTGCGTCGATCTCCGAGACGTCTGTGGTGCTNGAGAAGACCGACGAGGCGGCGCAGCGGANCCGGTCGGCGCTGACGTTTGAGCAGGAGATCGCGCTGGCNGCGTTGCACTCGGCGCTGATCGATAAGAAGGCGAAAAGCGTCCACAAGGACGTGTGGCACGCCTANCANATNGCCAAAGCACCGGACGAAACGGGNGGAAAGCGCCGCGACGCTCGAAATGCGCTTCAGAAGAAGCGTGTGATTGCTATTGAGAACAACATGTGCTGGGTTATCAATGGGTTAGAGGAAAATGTGTGATCGGATCACACGATTGTGTGATGATCACATGATCGTGTGATGTGTGTGATCACCCCTAGGGGATCACATCACACACACATGCACACACACAAGGGAGAAGGTAATGGCGAAAAGACAGAGAGTGCCGAAGGGCAAAACATCGAGGCAGTGGCGGTTTTACCCGAGCGAGCGAGACGCGGATAAGTGCCGGGCCGCGCTTGCGACGTATGACGCTGTCGTGAGGGCGTCGGAGGTGAAGTGGGGCATCGACCGACTGCCGCTTCTGGTTGAGGCGGATCTGCGGGATCGCTTCTGGGCGCAGATGGATGTGCTTAACGCGGCGCTGACGAAAGGTAGCGGCGTCGAGGTTGAGGAGGCTGTGGCGTCAACGATACGCGGAGTGCAGGCGCTGGAGCGCAGGGCGGTCGAACTTGGGGCGCAGCCGGTGACGGGCGAGGTGTGGGAGGAGACCACGCCGAACGGCGCTGTCGTGGCTGTGTGCCGAGACGCAAGTGAGATTGCGAAGATACGCGATGACGGTCGGCTCGACCGGGTGTATTCGATGAGCGAGGTTGCGGCCATCGTCGAGGCGTGGGAGGAAAGCAAAGCCGGTCAGGCGGTGAACAAGGTGAAATCCCTGTTCGATGGTGCTACAATCGAGAGCGTTAAGCCAAAAGCGGTTGAGAGCGACCTCAATGACGAGATACCGTTCTGATGTCGGGCAACGAGAAATGGCAGGACAAGATGAACATCCTGTACACCGATGAGGAGTATCAGTTGCTCGGCAATCACGCTTGGGTCGATGTCCACACGCTGACGGTTCACATCATGAGGGGCAAACACGGCGTGAAGGTGGAGATATTCCCGGCAGCGCATGACGGCGTCAGCGACGCAATGGCGTCATGCGAGGCGAGATGGGAGAAGCCAGACGCGGCTCACAGGACAAGGGTGGTGAAGCGATATGTTCGATGAGGGTGACGGCAGCTTTGCGAAGTGGCTGGGGCGCGATTGCTGCCCTAAGTGTCATATCGGGCCGCTGAGGGGCGCTGAGGGCGTCAGGAGGTGCGGCTCGTGCGGTTTAGTGATTGGAGGTACAGATGGACAAGGTAGAGGCGCTCAGGGAAGCTATAAGCGCCGTGGAGGAACGTGGCGAGAATTATGGCGACGTGCGGGAGAACCATCAGCGGATAGCGTCTCTGTGGTCGGTCGTGCTTGGGCAGACCGTGACGCCTGAGCAGGTGGTATTGTGCATGACGTGCCTGAAGGTTGCTCGGCTAATCGAGACGCCAGATCACGAGGATAGCTGGGTCGACATCGCTGGCTATGGAGCGTGTGGCGCTGAGGTGGCAACGGAGTGGGACGACGATGGGTGACGTGATCAACCTAGAAGAGCAGGAGCGTAATTGGGTGCGCTTCTTCAAGGAGCCGTGGGACTGCGACTGGTGCGGTTTGCCTACAAGAGGCCGGGTGTATGAGGAGACGCAGACGGTCGTGTGCAGCGCCTGTCGTAAGCCGCTGCTGGAGATAGACAGCGACCCGCAGCACTACATCGCGTTCGAGGAGGATTTCGACTGATGGCGTACCCGAAGATTAAGGAAGAGGTCTGGGACGAGTTTCTGGAGCGCCTGACGAATGGCAGCACGATCACAGCAATCGTGAAAGACAAGTCGATGCCAAGCTGGACATCCATATCGAGGAAGCTGGCAGCCGAACCTGAGTTCGAGCGGCAATATCGCTTGGCGCTGGAGTTTCGTGGCATGCTGCTTCAGGAGGAACTGGAGGACATCAAGCGCGACGCGAAGATGGGGATGGGCGATCCGCAGGGCTTGCGCCTTGCGGCGGACATCACGAAGTGGCAGGTCGCCCGTATGACGCCAAAGATTTACGGCGACAGGCAGCAGCTTGAGGTGACGCCGTCGAAGGGCGGGTCGTATCTTGAGGCGCTGACGCAAGTCAACGCGACTGAGCCGGTAGTGATCACGGACGAGAGAGACACACAACCGAAAGAACTACGCGCGCGTGATGGCGACGGCGGTCAACCGAAATCCGGTTGATCGCGTGTCCTAAACGCGACACATTGCGAGGGTGCATATCGCGAAAATGCTATGTCGCTGAAAACGCACGATAAA